TGGTTGCTGCAGATGCGTCTAAGTTTTGACTTCCTGTTGCTGTGCTTGTGGCTTTTGCAGTATATCGGTTTTCAAGTTTTGCGTGTGTTACACCGTTATCATTTAAAGATATGGTAACTGCTCCTGTGGCTTGATCCCTTGCTATTGGAGCGGTTGCGGTTATACTACCCACATCACCAGCATCATCTGAATACAGTTCTGTAAAGTTGTCGTTTACTTTGTCAAAGGCACTACGTAACTGATCGCCTGTTCCATCATTAGCGGTAGTACCTATATTAATTGTTTGCTTTGCCATCTTTTAAAAATTAGTATTGTGTTGCATCTGCTCTATATTGTGTTGTGTCTGCTGTTTCTTTTGTTGTGTCTACTGTGAAATAACTACCATCAGCATCAAATGGATAAACACCACCCCAACCATTTGTAGCATTTACTTCACCAAACCAACTTATACTATATATTATTCCAAACATTCCGGTTGACTATCTATTTGAATTGAACCTAAATTAGACGAATCACCAAAATAGGATACACAATATATTTCACCCCAATTTATAGTATTCGCCATATTATATCAATAACTTTTTTGTGTTTTTGTTATATGTATTTTATTAAGGTATTTTTTTAACCTTTCAATATTATAACTTTTTGGTTTATATGTTCTTTTTATAATACCCATCCTTCAAATGATGCGTCCTTATCAGGGTAAACATCGTCATTATTGTTAGTATAATATTTTGGAAATTTACTTGAGGCATTAAAAGACATATATTCAATAAACCTCTCAGTATAGTATTGGGCAATATTTCGTTCTTTTTCTATTAAAAAATCTATTTCGTTTTTATCTACGTTTTGTGCGTTTTCACTACTGTGTTTAAATACGCCCTTATTAGCGATTGTATAGGCTGCAAAGGGTAAATATTCAACCATTGCCCAATGTATCAGCATAGGCTTTATATAGGTCGTTACAAGTGCTAAATTATCCCCAGCTAAACTGCTGCCTTCTATGTGTCCTTGTAAATCTTCAAATAAGTCAGTACCTAAATAGTTTTGTATGTGTATGTCTTGTGCAATTTTAATAAATTGTATAAACTTATCTGTATCCACATTACCATTTACAGCAGTAAACTTTACTAAATCTTTTCGTGTTATGAATAATCCCTCTGCCATATCTTATTTATTTACAAAGCCTTGATTGGGCATATCTTTAGGTTTCATTGAAACTTCTTTTTCGTTTATAGGGTTAAAACCTTCTTTTCTTGCCTTATTTGTAGAAATGTTTGGTTCTTGATTTGCAAGATTGCCTTCTGTTTTTCCACGATAAGTTTGTCTTAACCATTTATGATGACAATTACCACCTCCTTTGAACTTCCAGATAGAATATGTGGCAGCACCGCCTAAACCCCATCCTTTATTTACAGGTCTTTTGCCCATATTTATAATATCTTCTTTCCTGTATAGCTTGTTTTGACTTGTCATTAATTTACAAAACTTTCTACTGTTAGGGGAAGTTGTATTTGGACTGTACCTATAACGAACTTTAAATTGTACTCCATCAACTTTTTTATCTTGTTTAGATTTTGTGTTTGGTAAAGCAGTACCTGTACTTGCTAAACCTATCATTTTGTCTAACGCTTCTTCTTGGTCATAATCTACCTCACGTTCATCTACTAATTCCCACTCGTCAAGGTTTTCATCTTCGCCAAATTCTTGAAGTAAGTTAAACATTTCGTCATCGTCAAAGTCAGGCTCTTGTTTAGCCATTTTAACGCCTGTTTCCTCCTCCCTTGCTTCGTCTGTAATGGCATTGTCAGTTTCTATAAATTCAAGCGGTTGTAGTGTCTTAAAATACAATTTAAGGCTAATACCATTTACTGCAAGTATATCATCAATACAATCAATTATTAAATTTTGGTAAGGTTTAATAGTTACGTTGTTAAATAACAAAGAAGCTGTACGTATTTCGTCAGCATTGTTGCCTAAACCGTTGTTACCATCTCTAATACCTAAAAGTAAGGGTGATGTAATCCTGTGTGCTACCATTAACTTACCTGTACACTCGTTAGATAAATACTCATAGTGTTGTGGTGCATCTGTTAAAGGTATATCGTCTATAGACGTTTTGCTTTCTGCATTGTTGTTAAATGCTATAATTACTTTTTCACCTCTTGCTCCTGTCAGCTTGTTCATTACATCAGACTTAATCTGAAGTTGTTTGTCCCTGTCAGGTACGCCATTATTAAAGTTGACTACCTTAGTTCCGCTGAAACCATTTTGTACATCGTTAATAAGGTAATCGCTTATTTCACATTCAAGATCAGCGTAAGCTAATCCACCCTGATAATCTACAGGGCAATAGTAGTCATATCCAGAAACATACTTTTTAACCATTTTAATTTCCGGTTCTTTACCGTTGCCAAATCCAAAAGCTGCAATACGTTTAGGCTTGTCGTTTGGTTTAAGTTTTGACCAATCATAAAAATAATAATACCCTTCTATATCACCATCTTCGTTACATTTTTCTGCACGTAGTGTTTGACGTGGAAAATGCTCTGCACGTTTTACCTGACCATCTTGATACAATACTTGGAAACTTGCTTCGCCTAATAGCTTTAAATCAAGTGCTATTTTCTGTAAACACTTGTCGTGAAATATAGACCTTAATGAAGCGTATTCATCTGTTTTTGTACTGCTATCTAAAGCATCTAAACCCTTTCCGTAAATCATTTGACTTACTCCGTTAATAATTGCGTTGTTTGTTGTTGAATCAGTAAACAAGCCTATTAGATAAGAGTAATAATCGTTATCTTCTCCATAATTTACCCAATCACGTTTTTTATCTTCTGTGATTTTAGGCTTATTATAGGATGATAAATTTATTATGTGTAAATTTTCCATTAAGCAAATATAAATTCGTTTGTTGTATCGTTAGGTGTGTACTGACTATTGTTTACTGTGTAATCTGCTACTGTTTGATTTGTACAGAATATTTTGTCTTTAAAAACCACATCAGCACCTGCTTTGATTGTAAGCATATAAAAGTTATCTACCTTTAAACCAAAAGCTGCGTTGTATCTATTGTAGTACAATACTTGTGATATGGCTGTTGTGTTTTGATTGTAAACCGTTGTGTTGGTTTGTTCGTTTACTATTGATACATTATAGGTCGCGCCACTTGTAAAACTTCTTGGTATAAAATCAAGGTTTTGGGCTGATCCTGTTTCTTGTAATATAATCATATATATACAATACAAAAACTTAAATTTTGTTATTTATAAAACAAAAAAAAGGGTAACATTTCTGCTACCCCTTCAAAACCAAAATTAAAACAGATTAAGAATTTGTTCCTTCAGTAATTGTAATAGTACCTGTTAAACCAGCGTAATCTACAACACTAAATGGGAAGTCTATATCTTTAGTATCTGAATCCATAAAGTTAGCAGGTGCAGTTTCTTGTGCATTTAGCGTTAGTGTATAACCACTTAAATCGCCCATTCCAGCCCCCGTAACAATACTACCGCCATTTACGTCTGCTCCGTGTTCTGTACCCATCATAAATACATTACCATTGTAATCCTCTACAGCCACGTGTGGTCTGCCATAGGCAAGAAGTTTTAACTCTTTGTTATCTTCTTTGGTAAGTTTTTTAAGCGTTAAGTTTAGTGTTTGGTCAAAAAATGTTGTACCGTTTTCTCGTGATGCGTTAATAGTTTGCTCAAAACTACTATTGCCCTTTAATTCGTATTTAAACGCTGTAAGGTTGTTAGATGAATCTCCTGTTAAGTTTGTTATTTCGTCATTAGTTAGCGTTACCGTTCCTAATTTGCCAAATCCAACAAAATAAACATTTTTTAGTCCACCTACTACATCTTTACAGGGTTCTTTACGCCCAAGTGTTAAATCGCAAGCCATAAGTTATAGTATTAAAAAAGGGTAGGTAGGCACATCGGCTCACCCACCCTTTATGTTAGTTTATTTATTTATTAAGAATATAGTACAATGTCAGAACCAATGGCGTGTTGAATACCAGCAGTAAATCTCATTACAACTCTTACATTTTGACTACCATCAATGTCAGCCATATCAATAACTTTTACTTCGTTTTGGTCTGATAAAAGACCTGTTCCAAAGAAAAGGTTAGATTTTTCAGCAGCTACCATAGTGTTGGCTGCAAGACCTGATGCTAATACAATATTTATACCATCAAAAGTCAAAGCACCACCGTTAAACCATTGCGTACCTTGATCGTTAGTACCAGCAGCACCAACGTTTGTGGCAAAACCGCCCAACGCACGTACATAGGCTCTATATACATTAGATGATACATATATAAACAAATCGTCAGCACCATAAACAGCTTGTGGAATAGCATCTACTGTTAAACCAATTTTATCTACAACGTTTGAGGCTGTTACCGCAGCACCTGCACCTACGTCAGTTACATCAGCGTCAGCAAGTAGTGTAGTTCTAAATCCGTCAAACTGTCCAGCAGTTGCGTTACTACCACCCCAGATGTTGTTTTCCATTCTTTGTGCTACTTTAGCAGAAACGTGTGCAATTAGAAAATCTGCAAAACTTGAAGGTAGATCAGAATAAGCTGAATAACCCATAGAAATTGCTTCCCAATCGGTAATAAAGTCTTTTTTACAAAGTTGCAAATTAACCTGAAATTCTTCTGGTTGCAATATTCTTTCAGTTAAAGTCAAAGTTGAAGTAGAATCAAAGTCGCAAGATCCATTTTTGACGATGTCATCAGAAGCTACTTTTTTCATCACTTCTTTAAATTTGATATTTGGCTTGATAGTGATTAAATCGTTAGCCAAAGTAGTACCACTTAGCAAAGCTGCGGACACGTATTGTCCTGCAAACTCACCAGCATAAGTAGTAGTAATTGATGTTGTTGTTGCCATTTTTTAAATATTTATTTTTTTAATAATTATGCTTCTGAAGCCCAGATACCTACACCACCTGTAACATACCACGCAGTTGCAGCTACAGCTTTTAGTGTAACAAAATCTCCTTTGTTAGCAGTTGCTTTTGTGTTTACCCAATCTTTATTTACAGTACCACTTGCTACTGAATCAGCAGCAGCGTTAGCAATACTTCCATTTACACCATCTAAAGCGTTTGGAGAAAGTGTAATAATATTGTTTCCATCAGCACCTGTATTTCTAAACGTAAACTCCATACCTATATTGTTTGAATCAATAAGGGGTAGAGTAATAGTTAGAGCATCAGTTGCAATGTTAAATTCTGTACCAGCTTGGTTAGCTTCTACAGCACCAGACGTTGTCAAAGTTTCTTGCTTTGATCTTGCCCTTAATACATCATTTGAAGTTGTAATTGTAGCCATTTTTTAATTTATTTTTATTTATTATTATTTGCCATTCTTTGTAGTACCCTGTCCATTGTAGACATAGCCCCTTTGTTTTTGCTTAAAAGGTTTAGTTGTTTGTCTGCAACTGCTTCAGGGTTATGTTTTACCTTTTCAGGTTCTTGCTCACTCATTTCTTCTTTAGATGAGTAAACAACCTTTGTGGTAGTTTCTTCAGATTTTACTTCAGTAGAACCTTCTTCAGACATTTCTTCTTTTTCAATCATTGACTTAATTTCTTCAACCATTGATTTTAATTCTGCAAGTTCTTCTTTAGTAGCATAAGCCATTTCTTGTTCTTCTTCTTCGGCTTTTACTTCTTCAGATGCTTCTTCTTCAGCAGGTGCTTCTTCCTCAACTGCTACTCCTATAGATGCAATTATACCTTCTTCTTCAACGGTTAATATTTCACCATCTTCAAGGGTATATTCGCCAATAGGTAAAGCCACCTTTTCTTCTTCGGTAACGATGAATACTTCGCTTCCTGCCTCAAAAGTTTCACTTTCAATAACAGTACCGTTTTCCAAAGTAGCCTGTGCTAATTTTACTTCTTGGGTTTCTTCGGATGCTTCCACACCAACAAGTTCTTTTACTTTGTTTAACATATCTGTTGCTTTCATATATATATCAATAAATTAATATTCTTTTTGTTAGGTTTTTAATCTACAAATCTTTTTAAATCTGTATATCTAAAACTGTTTACTTCTTTAATAGCACTTTCTATTTTAGTATATAGCTTGTCAGCTTCTTTGTAAAATTTTATGCTGCTTGGAGGAACACCTAATTCCCTTGCACTTTTATCAGCTTTATCAAGTATATTAGCAATTTTTGTAGGTATTTTTTCAACCTTGTCTATTGACCTTTGTAATTTTTGGGCTTCTGAATCTGCTTTTTTAACCACCTGTACTACATTTTCTATAGTTTGCTGATCTAACCTTTCTTGCCTTTCGTTTACAGTTTTTAATATACCCATAGATTCTTGTCCTGTAGTTAAAATTTTTGCAATATCATCCACAATAGCTAAATCTATTTTTTCAGCAGCTAAATCAACTTTGTTTTCGCTTAACTTGGTAAGTATCTTTTGTACGTCTGGTTTCATAATGATTATTTTATTTTCTTATCAATTTTATTTTTTTAACTTGTGGTTTCATATATATATCAATAAATTATTAATTGTTTTGTTATATTTTTAGTTTGCTGCCTCACAAGCTGCACAGTCATTATAGGCTACTACAGAATTTACTTTATGTTCTGCTGAGGTTTTAACGTGTGTAACCGTATAACAATCGCTATGGTTTGTATTGCTAAAATTAAAGTAGTAAATATTATCTACCGTCAGTTCAACATCATTTATGTAAATTTCTTTGTGTGTACTATGGCTACACTTTTGTAGCTTATAATAATACGTTATGTGTGGTTTAGTAATGTTACCTATGCCTTGTGCCTGTAAACTTCCATCACAACATTCTCTTGAATATGTATCATCTGGACATAAACAGGCTCGTTTGTCGGTTGTGGGGCTTGAATATCTTCCTTTTCTATATTTCACTTAACAATGATTTTAATTCATCTACTATCTTTTGTGCATCAAACTCTAAATCATCTTTAATTGTTTTGTCTTTTGGTCGTTCTAACTTGTCTGCAAAGTAGCCTTCTATACTAAATCCTTTTACTTTGTTTGTCTTGACGTAGTTTTCCCAAATGTCATCGTTTAATACCTTCATAGATACCATCCAAGTGCCTACAGGTACGTCTAAACCGTAGTGTCTTGTCTTATCCTGTTCGCCTTCTACGATCCAACTCTCAACAACCGACAATCCTGTTAATGGTACTTCGTGTTCTAAGGTAGAATTGTTCTGGTTGCCATTTATAAAAAACAACTCACTTGCTTTGCGAACTGTTTTACGTGAAAAGTAGATATAATACTCACTATCGCCACTCATTCTAAAAATAGGCTTGTTAGGTATTAGTGCAGCACCCATTAAAATGCGTTTTTCTGTATCTATTTCTGCAAATTTTACTACGTGGTTTTTAAGTGCTATAAAATCTTCCTCAATAGCTGGTGATTCTACCACAGAAATGGCTTCTATGCCAATAGCATCTTCATCTTCGTCTATAAAAAGTTCTATTATGTCCATATTATAACAATATTATATTTATTATTTTGTTTTAAATTGATGCACCTTCTACAATGTTGCGTTCTAACGATTGTGCAGTACTAACGTCTGAAGATACTACAAATGCTTTTACAGGTCTTTGCTCTTGTCCGTTTATTGTTTGTGCTAATTGGTTTACAGGTGCTTCACCTACAATATTAAATGCAGGGGGTGCTGGGGGTGCTGTACCTCCTGATACTCCACCTCCGCCTACTGCTCCACCAACAGAACTTACAGATGAATTAGCTGCTCCTGCTGCCGAACTTACTGCTGCAATAATGCCTGCTGCTTGTGCTGCAAATGCAATTAATAAAGGCACGTTTTGTGGAAACCCTACTTTTGCAGTTGATGCTGCTCCTTTTGCCACATCTACACCTGCTTCTGCTGATCGCATTGTAATTCTTGCAAGTGTTGCTTTAGCTTCCATTATTTGTTCTTTAACAAGCATTGCCTGTTTAGCTATAAATATAGCTTTGCCTATTTTTGATTCTTCACCTGCAACTGCCCTAACTGTTTCAAGGTTATCAAGTGCTTGTTCTTTTTCCTTTTCTTTTAATTCCGCTAACGTTTCTTTACGTTCTATTTCTTTTTCCTCTGCTTCTTTTAACCGGTCTGCTTTTTCCCTTTCTAAAGAATTTATGTTAATTAACTGCTCACTTCTAAAACCTTCTATCTGTGCAAGAACTGCTGCCTTTTCATTTTGTGCTTCAAGTAATGCTATTTCGTTTTCTTGATTTGCATTTTTGTCAAACTGTGCTTGTGCTGCTTTAATCTGTAATTCAACATTAGCTAACATTAATTTTTCTTGTTCTTCTAATACCTCACCAAGTTTGTTGTTTGCAGCAATACGTTCTTCAATAGTTTTAGACTCGTCATCTCTTATCTGGCGTTGTTGTTCAGCTTGTCTGTCGTATTTTTCTATTAAACCTTGATTTATTACTGCTGATAATTCTGCTGCTTTGTTTAATTCTACAGTTTCATTTGCAGCTTGAGCTGTGCTTTTAGCATAATCAGTAATACCCTTTACAACTTTAGGTAGTATTTCAGTAGCTTTATCAAAACTATCATTTACACCTGTTAAAACATCTAAACTTTCTTTACCTGCTTGTTTAACAGAATCTAAAGCACCAGCAAAATCACCTTCAAATACTTTTTTAACAGCAGTAGCTAAAAACCCAAGTGTGTCTAAAAGGCTATTAAAGCGTTCTGTGATGTTATCTTTTATCGCAATGCCAAAATCTACTATGGCTTGTTTAGGATCGCTAAAAATACCTTTAAAATAATCTACAACAGTACCTACATTTCTATCAAGGAAATTAAAAAAGTCATTAAATGCTAAACTTAATGCTTCAAAGGCTGTGCTAAACGCATCTGTTACCTTTTGATTTTCATTAAATACCTCTGTTAGTTTAGCAAATGCAGCAATAGCTAAACCAATACCAGCAGCTTTCAATGCGTTACCAATAGATGATACACCTTTAGCAGTTTTTTCTGATGCCTTTTCTACACCTTTTAAACCTTTTTCAGTTTGTTTATTGCCTTTACTAACCTCATCGTTTAACCTGTTAATTTCTTTTTTTAAATCTTCAAGTTCTGATATTGCTTTGTCAGTTTTTGCTTCAAGTTCTACTGTTACTTTTTTTGCTGCCATAATTCCTGTCTAAATATATTAAATGCTTCACGTACTGATTCAGGGTATTTGTTTTTACCTAAAGCTATTGTTGTGTATTCGCCTGTTTGCTTTTCCTGTTTTGCTATCTCTAAAAGATTGATAATGTTTTCTATCATTAGTAAAATAATTTAGGTTCTGTTACAACTCCATTTATTACGTGTGCAGATACGCCTGTTGTTCCATTAGGGCTACCGTCTAAGTTATACCCCCAATAGGCATAAAAACCGTCATCTGCTTTTGCTAATGTACTTGCTGCTGCGTTGTATCTTATTTGTAAAAGTTTATAAACGCTAAAGCCTTCTCTAAATGGAAACACATAATCTGTAGCTGCTGCTCTGTTGTTTTGGAAGAGTCTATCTCCTGTTACTTTAGGTACATAGGTTGGTTTTACTACATCTAAAAAACTTACTTGTCTTTTTGCTTCTGTTTCTGCTATTGTTCTTGACGTTGCAGAGTAACCTCTATCTGTACCTGTTCGCTTTTTTAATTCTCCAGTTAATATTTGGAATTGGTTACTGCTTCCAAAAATACCTGTGTTGTATTGATTTACTCCTGTTTGTGTAAACGTGGCAGATTGTCCGTCTATAACAATAGGTACAATTTTAGAGAAAAAATGTTGTGATAAAACAGAACCAGTAACAGCATCACCACCAAAACCTGTAATATTTTCAAGGTCTATAAGTGTACCATCGTAATGCATTATTCTAACAGTTTTTCTTTGCGTTACATTATCTGTAATTTTATACCTCCTAACATCATCGGTTTGTGTATAACTATAACTAACCGTTGTTTCTTGGAAAAACACAGGGCTTATACTATCACCAAAAGCAAAACTTGTATTAGTGTTGGTTCTTGCATAAAATCTATAAAATATCTGTGCATTACTTAACCCTGTAACTTGATAGTTTACCTGTGGAGGTAATGTAAACTTGTTTTCTGCTGTTGTTGGGTAGGATATGTTAGTAACACTTCCGTTAGCTTTTAATGTATCTATATCTGTTGACGCAAGGTCTGATTCTGTTGTAGAATAAAAGAAACCATACTCATCAATTTGTTTAGTTGTGCCTATTTTACCTAATTCTGTAACATTAAATGCCATATAAATAGCACTTGATGTAGCTGTGGTTGGTGTAACATATTCTATAATAGGTAATGTAACCACCAAAGGCACTTCCTCATCAACTATATTTGGATTGTTAGGTAAAGATGTATCTTCTGGCACAACATCTTTTGTAACTGTGCTTACTAAACCGTCAGTTCTTGCAGATTTATCTACCTTAATTGTACCATCGTCAGCAGTATATAAAACGCTATCAGCAGTAATATCAGAAAGACCTGTCTGCACAAACCTTGCAGGTATTATTTGATCTTTATCAGAAGTAATATTAATTAATTCTATATCACTTAAAAGCGTTTGAAAGTTAGTAACCACTTTGTTTATCTTATATGCCTCATCAAAGACCACAACCTTATCAGCTAAACTATACTTATATAACATACTAATAGGCAAATAAGCCTTTAGTTTTGTAAGTCTACGTTTTACGTCAAATATTTCTTCTATATATGTACTGTAAAACTCATTAAATAGTGTTTTAGTATATTGAAATTCAGGTCTATATTCGTTTAACTCTTGACCAAAGTTTATATTTTCCGACACTATCTCTCCCCCTATTTGAGATGATACATCCATAGAATTAGAAGGTATGTAGTAACTTGATTTAAAAGCTAAAGTTCCGTCTGTATTTACAATACTTAAATCTGTACCAGAAGCCAAAACAGGATAGAATATTAATGGCTTGCCTAAAAGTGGTGATTGTGCATCATCTACTGACCACCCAAATTGTATATTAGTTATAGTACTGTTATTTACGTTTATTAACCTTTCATATTTAAAATGTTCAAAAGGCACTTCTATTTCATAAACACCACCTGATACTTTATCTGTGGGGCTTTGCTTGTGATCCCTTGCATCGTATTTTAACCCACCCCATTCTTTTCTAAATTGTGATAGATGGTTACTTGCTAAAAAACTATCTGTACCTTCATAGCTAAACTCTATCTGCTTATAGGGTAATACAGTATTTACTATACTGCTTTCTTTATCTATATATTGTGTAATATCCCAAGTTGTTGTGCTGCTTCCGTAGTAGTCATCTAAGGTTGCTATAATCACATTTTTATCTCTATCAATAAACGATGTTAGGTTAAACATCTTAAACAAACCTGTTAAAAAGTCTATAACCTTTATGTCAGGCATAAAATCAACTGCTGCTAATTTAGTACCTGTACCAAAATTTAAAGTTGATAGAAAGTTTAAAAATTGAAAATCTACCTGCCCTGTTTTCCAATAACCCCTAACTGATAATTCAAACGTTGTAGCATTATCTGCAATAGCTTCAAAAGTATAAGTACCATTAGGTACAATATCATTGTGTAAAGAAATATAACCTGTGCCTGTGTTGTCTTTAAACTCTCTGTATAACTCTCCATTTTTATACATTAAGATTGTATATGTAACATCAGAAGAAGAAATAACGTCTATGTGTAATGTTCTGGTTTGCGTTTTAGATTTTTTACTTGCATCAGGATTTGGTATTATAAAGGAATTGTTTTCTAAAAGCATTGTCATATTAGACTCTGCTCCCTCAAACTTACTTAACGTAAAATCAGTAAATTGTTGTTTCTTAGTATTGTCTGCAAATAGTGATCCTGTTTTATTATGTAACCACATATACAAATTGTAAAACTGTGGCTGGTTAGTTGAAAAGAATGTATCTAAAAATGTAAATCCATAAGGTTTAAAATACCTTGCCTCTATTGCTTTAACAATAGCATACAACCTAATAGCAGGCTTTAGTTCTGTAAGTTTAACTCCTTTTATATTGCCACCAGCATAGTGTACGTTTGCAAGTGTATCTGTATTTGCGGCTGTACTACCTGAATCATATATTAACCTTTGTGTGTGTGTAATTAAAGGAAATAGCAAAGCATCAAAATACGTTTTATCCCCTATCTGAATGTCCAATCCGTTAGACATATAGGTACGAATATTGGCGTCTGTATATGTAAACTCAAAATCAGCAAGTAAAGGCAAATCGCCCAACATAGCATCACCTATTAAATCTTTAAGGTTTACTGTTTGACCATAAAAGGTAAGTTTGTATGTGTGTGGTTTATTTAATTTTAACGTACAGCCTTCAAGTTTAATCTTACCCTTACGAAAAAAGGTATGATTTAAAAATAGTTCAGCGTCCTGTTTTTCTCTTGCGTCAAATGCTTGACCTTTGGAAATGTTGAAATTGTAAAAGTGTTTAAATAGTTTGTTGTTTGTTTTACTTGCAGGCACAGAAAAGGTTTGACTAAACTCTAAGAATATTTTAGATATATCTTTAACATCCTGTATAGATTGTGAAAGGGTGATGCTTTCATCCTTAAACATTTCTACCTCTTGCCCTTCTATATAAAGCTGTAGTGCTATCATCTAACGTTGTTCATTTTATTAAATGCAAAATCAAAATCAATAGTGTAATTTATTAGTTTGTCATTTAAAGAACTTTTAACTGTAAAACTTTTAGTTGTTGGTATAATTGGTAAGGTTTTATTTTCGTAACGTATCCATACATTTTCTGCTAAAAACAATTCCTCTATAACCTCAACCATATCCTCTACTACAAAACCTGTGTTTAGTTTTATAGAACTAACTGCGTTTATGTTGTACCTTGTTTGCTGACCGCTATATGTATTGTAGGTAACAGAACTATTTTGTATAGTATTGCTTTTGTATTTTTCATCTGTTACGTTAAATGTTTCTACTGTCTTTTTAAAGAAGAAAAAATCCCGAAATGCGCCATAACGGTTTATAAATGTAACCTTGTAAGGCGTAAACTTTGGCTCACATATATTATTTACAGTAATTGTTTTTTTAAGTGTTGTATCGTCTGTAGCATATACTTTAATTTCAGATGTGTTTGCTGGTATTGTAACGTATTGTATTTTTTGGTTACTGTTACCACTATCTGTAATTTGTGTTGTTGTACTATCTATTATAACCTTACCTACTGTGGCCGCATATAAAGGCAGTTTACCAGCAGTATTTTCAGGTATGTATATGTTTGTATTACCAATTAAATCAAACGCATCTGTAAGCTGTGGGTTAATTTCATCTTCAAAATATCCATACCCATCAAATGCTAAATATGTATTTGTAACAGGACTGCCATAAGTAAACACTTGATCCGTATCGTCTGATAAGGTTGCAATAGTTGTAACCCATATTGTTCTTGAAACATAATCATTGTTAAATGTAATATCTATATAGTCCCTAACCATTTCAGCTACCTCAAACAGTATATTAGTTTGTCCAGATATTATTTCTTTTTGTAATTCATATACTAAATCAGTATCAGCATAACTTCCTGACGTTCCTGAATAAATGTATATTTTTAAATCTACTGTTTTTAAAGTTGCCATATTATTTATATTTGATAACCATCACCATTTCCACCTCCAGCACAATCCCAGATGTATACCTCGCTAACTACTCCACTTTGTGTAATCTTCCATAAGAAAAACTGACCTGATGAAGATGTAATTGCAGAGGTATTAAAAAAGCTATCTACAGCGTAGTAATCATCCCCTCCGTTAAACAACCTAACAGCATTACCATTAGTGTCTGTTGAAGCTACTGTGTTATTTTTACCACTACTAAGGTCTGAAGCAGTTGATTTTACGTGTACTATTCTTGTTAAAGCAGCACTTTGTGTACAAAAATCTGTTACACTTGTAGAAGTAAACCCTAACGATAAGTAAAAACTTGTATTTCCAAAAGGTGATAATTCAGCAGGTTGTAATAAATTTAAATCACAGACCTTAGTTCCTCCTGCACTTGCAAATCCACTTGGTATAGTAATACTTACGCTAACTGTTTTTAATGTATCAGATTGTACAGGATCAAACTTAATAGGTGATACGCTTAAAATTGTGCCTTTTTCTGCTGTACCTAACTTAATTGCTCCTGAGTCATATATTGCTTGACCTGTTAAACCAGCATCATCACAAGTAAAAGTAGGATTTGTTGTGCCTGCTTGGCTAAATGTTTTGCTACATTCTACTGATGCACCTGCATTACTATAACCCTGTGGAACTGTAATTAAAAAGAACAATGTAACGTTCTGTGCTGAACTTCCTGTATTTGCTGATACTGATGTTATTGCAGATCCTCCTGATGTTGCACGTATTTCTGATATAGCACCAATTAGGTTAGGGTTTGTTATTACCCCTGCCTGTGATATACCTCCCCCTGTTAAACCTGCAGTAGTACAATCAAAAGCACTTAAACCTGTAATTGTTACCTGTATTGGTTGTATTGCGGTACAAGTATTTGCATCGTTATCAAATGCCCTAACATAAACCTTATTTACACCACCTACATTTAAAGAGGTAAGCGTAAGTGTAGAACTTGTTATACTCATCTGCACAAAACTTGACGTATAATTAATCGCTGAAAAACCTGCAATAGCAGATGTACCTTGTGTAAAGTAAGAGGCTAAATTAATTGTTACGGTATTACCTCCTGCTGCAATACTTTGGTTTGGTATTGATCCATTTAAAGTCGGTCCGCCTGAACAACTTGGCGTAGCACCACTTGTAACCTTTGCAGGTTGTGATGCTGTTAATGAACAGTCTATTGTGGCTGCTGATGTGTTGCTAAATCCTGAAGGTATGTTTATTTTAAATACTACTGTACGTGTAGTAGGTGTTGATACGGTTGCATATTTGCCATTACTAAAACCTGAATCACTACTTGTAAATGATTTTATTGTGCCAAAGGATAATCTTGGACTACTAATAATACCTTCTTGATCTACCTCAAAATCTGTTGCGTTAGCTATTGCACAGGTAAATTCTGGTGAAGGTGCAGCAGGTGTTGAATATGATAAATAAAATGGGCTACGTGCGTTTATTTTGCTCATTGTGTAAATTGTATTAAATCGTCTATGTCAAGTGCAAACTTGTCTACAAGTGCATTAGGCAGTTTGTCAAAGTTTTGCTCAAATGGTTTAGTAAAAAAGAAACTTGCTTTAATACCTTTTTCAAATATGCTTTTGGCCAATACATAGCCTATGCTTTTATAGTTGCCTTTTTTAAATCTGCCTTTGTCATCTCTTAATCTTATATTCTTTGCCTTTGCCCAATCTGCTAAAGGTTGTGAAGGTGGTCTTTTGTTTGTGTAACTAAACCTACTCTGGCTACTTTCATTATATGTAGACTTTGCACCTCGTACACCTTCGTCTACAAAAGCACCATACTCAGACATATAAAACTCTAAGCTAAAGCTATTAGGGTTTACTTTTAGGTCATAACCTAAACTGCCATACAGATCAGACGTAACGTTCTTTTTTTTACGTGTAAGGTTTGCCCTTGATTGTTTTACAACGTTCTTAGCAAATGTATCTAATGCCTGTAAGGTTTGTTTATAATCCATTAGTCGCAGATTGTCATATCGTTTTGTGTAATTACGTCAAAGGTTGCTGTCCAACCTGCTAACTTGTTTTCAAACCTATCTACAAAAGGCTCACAACTTACATCACCGTCTACTTGATATAACTGTGTGTATAAATCACCACGTTGCAGTTCGTTTATTACTCTTGTTAGAACTGCTAATTGTGTGTTTAATACATCCTGCTCATTGTCGTTACCTACAAACTTATCTGTAGTTTCAGCTTTGCTAATATCTACAATGTCCATAGCAACAACTGACATATTAAATGTGGTTGTTTTAGTCCCTACAGTTGCAGTATTTACTATGATGTGTGATAGTGGAAATATTGTTTGCTTGTCTAAATCAATATCTGCTAAGTTGCCAAATGTAACTGTCTTTACAAATGGCTCTGCTGCAAATGCTGTTTTTAGTTCTGTAGTTACATTGTAAAAACCTTTCATTTTTTATTTATTAGTTTACGTTCTAATTCGTTTTTCTCTTTTTCAAATGCCAAATACACAAATGCTGTGTGTGCTTTTAGTTTGGTAACCTCGTCAAACTTGGTAACATCTCCCTTAGCCAATCCATAGACTGATTGATACCAGCCCCACTTTGATCCAAAAGTTGACGTTGCTCCGTAGTCAGATTCTCCTCCATCTCTCTGCTCAAATAGTTCAGGGTAGTTTGTAGCAACTCGTTGTTTAAATTGTAAAAAAAAACCAGACAACCCATAACAACATCTAAAGGCATTTGCTTAAAAGCATCAGCGTGTTTGCTTCCCTCGTAATCTTCTATCTGGTATCTGTTGTCTTTTTTAACTGTAACCTCTCTGTATAATACACTCATTGCTTTGTGCATAGTTTGCCAATCGCTTAACGTGTTGTCAAGGTCTATATATTCGCCTAACGTCATATCATCCAGCTTAGGTATAAAACCATAGGTAACACCATTTAAATCAAACGTAGGTATTAATTTAGGGTCTTGGTCAAACATTAAATTAAGGTCGTTTATAATTTGCTGCACGTAGGTATATTTAATCTTTGCAATATCCTTTAAATCAAGGTCGCAAAATATCTCTACCATTTTGTGTAGTAGAAAACTTGTGTTTGTGTTTTCCTCTGTGTTAATAGCTTCAAACCTTTGGTATTGTTCTAAGGTTATATCGCTTAACGATTGTGGTACTAAAATATCAATCTTCATATTAATACAATAACATTTGTTGATTTATGTATAAAAAGAAAGGGGCAACATCTCTGCCACCCCTAACTAAAACAAACCAAATGAAAAACTATTTAAACGTATTGTACATATATGCGTACAACTCATCTATTTTATTTTCAAGCTGCAAACTGCTTTGCTTATATTCTTCTGTACCTTGTTGAATGTTCTTTTGTATTTTAAGGTTTATTGTGCATTTAGGTGATATGCCTTTTTTGGTAGGTTTAACCTCAACATAATACCCATTATCCCAGCACCACTTCCTGTGTATCCAAGGTCTAAAAAAGTCTTGATCTAAAGCCATATCCAAAAAACAAGTTTTACAAATGCAAATACTGCTATATAAAATGCACCCATTAAAATTAACATTTCTTTTGTAGCTTTCTTTAAAGCCTTTTTGTTTTCTTTAGATGTAATTTGTTTTACCATCTTGTACTCGTAACTGTCTTGTATTCGTTTCATATTATTGTATTTAAAAAGGGGCATTGCTGCCCCCTGTTGTTTTATTGATTAATAAATGTTCCTTTTTCCCATTCGTGGTCAACAAATTCACCCTCAAATGACATTTCCAATGTACCTTCATCTGTAAAATAAAATTTGGCATTAGGAAATATTTTTAGTGTTCCTTTAATGATTTGTGTTCTTGTAAATAAATTTTCCATTGTGTTATTGTTTTATGTTTATGATGTAAATATATAACCTTTTTTTTAATTAACAAATAATAAACAAAATATTTTTAATAAATGTGATATTGCCCTTTGTTAGGGTTGCTTATGGTATCTGTTAATACATATCGTGCTGCATCTATGCAGTCTGGATGTTCACCTGTTGGTTTTGGTAGTGTGTTACCATCTCTGTCTGTTGCCCATATATATCCTTGTAGTTCTCTTTTTAGGTTCTTGCTTCTGCTGGTTATGTATATTTCGTTTTGGTTTATAAGGTTAATTCCAAAGTTTACACTATCCCTACCTTTTGTACAGGGGTAGATATTATGCCCATCCCTTCTAAGCGTTTCTATGGACTTCGGTTCTGCTTGGTCTGCAATGATATTCTCTGTAATGTTATTCTGTCTTAGAAATAAGCTAACATCCCTTAGAACAGTATTAGATTTATAAAACACCTCATCAAATATATAAGCATCGTTATACTTGTAAAGTGATATAATCGTAGTAGGATCAGTATAGCCAAAATCCATACCGTGTGCTAATAGTCTTGATTCTTGTGGTACTGTGTCTATCTCTTTCCAATCAGGAATACACACACCTTCTAAGCTACCTATTTCACCATCTAAATAAACTCTGCACCAGTTCTTCCAATAGGTTGACGTTTTAGCTTTATCTCTTGCTTTTAATAGTTCTTTTACTATGCTTTCAGGTAAGCTGTCATTATCTCTATAAGTAAGCGTTACAAAGTCTGTATCAGCTTGTCCTATTAATTCCTTGTCTACCCAAAACAAACTTGTTGGGTTGTAGTCAAGCCATATAGTACCAGATGTTCTTATGGCAAGTTCTTGATAAGAATCAAATCCTGATATAGTATTACTTTCATTTACAAACAACATATCTCTCCTTGCCCCCCTTAATTTACTACTGTCATCTGTGCTGAAAAACTCTATATAGCTTCCATTAGTAAACGTGTACTTCATTAAAGATTTGTTATGCTGACTTTCTTTGTATCTGTTTAGCCCTTTAAGTATTTGTATAAAATCCTTGTATGCACCCCTTCTAAGGGCAGGTACAGTTCCTGTAACTACAGATATAGATAAACCACTATTTCGTATAGCGTAGTCTATTAGAATTAATAATATGCAGATAGTCTTTCCTGCACTACTACCACCCCTAACGATTCTTATACGCTGGTTTAGCGTTTGTAACTTTTCAAGTGCTTTTGTTTTCTTTACTCGCATAAAGGTTGTAGAATAACGGTTAGGTTATCGCTAATCTACAAACAACGGTAAGTCCTCGTTGATTGTAATGTCTTTAGTTTCTCTTGGTTTACCTGCATAGTAATTATAAAACAACTGTACGTATTTAAAATCACCTTGCTTTAAACCTTCCATTAATGCTTTGTGTGCTAATGGTTCAAGTGGCGTAAGTTTTTCTATTAACTCAACCTCTACTGCCTTTGGTTTACGCCCTGCACCTTCTCTTGCACCGCCATTAAATTGCCTCTTATCCATTTGAAAAAGATTGTTTATTCAATTATACAATAAAAAAAACTAATCTTTGTTAAAAAACAATGCTATTATTAAAGCGAGTATTGCAGTTAGATAAAATATGGTTATTGCCTCAAACATCGTACAAAGTATAATACACAGTTAGTTCTTCGTTAGCCTTTATAGGTTTAATGGTGTATAGATTGCCTATCCTGCCCTTTTTTAATATAAAGCAGTTAGGACTATTACTATGGTTTAAAAAGCCTCCTAAGGGTGTTCTAATTTGTTCTTCTAAATAGGGGTTTATAGCATCTACTTTATGGTGTGTTATTCCTAAGTCGTTTCCTGCTTCTATTTTTTCTGTTGCAAAGACACCAAGACCTTCTATCTTGCTTTTCTTTATAGTTAGTTCTTTAGGTAGTGGTTTATACATTTAAAAATTTTTTTAAGTTTCTATAGCGTTGACTTATATTCCTGTGTTCTAATAATAACCTTGTGTACTTTTTTCTGTAGTACATTTCAGGGTTAAGTAGTTTTTGCGTGTGTCTTAGTTTCTTACCTGTTTGTTTGCGTATTTGTTCGTCAAGTTTAGTAAACAGTTCTAAATAGCTTTGTTCGTATTCTATAAGCACATTATCAAACAACTTTATACCGTGTAAGACCGTAGCGTGATCCCTACCTACAGGTCTGCCAATATTACTTAAAGGTTGTTGTGTATGTATCCTACATAGCTTAAAGTAAACTGCTCTGGTATATACTATATCTCTTTTACGTGTTTTAGTGTTTAATGAGTTGTTTGTTTCTTGCTCTACTAATGTTTTAATTTCTTGTGGTGTCATATTTCAAATTGTTCTATTATTGCTTTTTGTATCCCTGCACAGGCTTCATATTCTTCGTGTTGCTCATACATTTTCATTGTTTCATACATTTCTTGATAACTTGCACCATTGTTTATATCAAGTAATGCCATTAAGTAAAATTCATTCTTTTGTTTTTGGTTCAAAACATTTCTAATTGATTAGTTTTAGTTTTAAGTTTATTGTTTTCAGAACGTGTTACCCATTTTAAATTTAACAAATGATTGTTGTGTTTGTTTTCATCTATATGATCAACTTGATTGTATTCTAATTTATTTATGTTTTCTAAAAACGTACAAGCTACTAACCTATGGTGAAGGTAAGTTTTTATTTTACCATCTTCTTGTTGCATTCCAATAACTAAATAACGATTTGATGATTTAGTAGGTGCTTTTGTTTTGTTATTTTTAAAATCGTATATTTCTCCCCTTTTGTTTATACCATATCTTTTATTTATATGTTCTACTACCTCACAATTATATGCCCAATGTTTTATAGGCTTAAATTGAAGTAAATAGTTTTCTTCAAAAAGGGTAAGTTGTTTCATACATTTCTTGATAAGTTGCCCCATTACTTATATCAAGTAATGCCATTAGGTAAAATTCTTTTATTTGTTGGTTATTCAATATTTAAATTTTTAACCCAAAACACAAAATCATCAAGGGTTTTAATATATTTTTTTTCTATAAAATAAAAGTCTTTTGTATATTTTTTAATTTTATCAAATCTACTTTGCACAAACCAATTATCTTTTTGGCTAACAGGTATTACAAAAGTTGCATTAGTTTTTTGTGAAATATTTATTATAGCAGATACATTGTGTTTTTTTTTGTCCCAATTTTCTACCATATCAACAATAATATTTTCATAAGGAAAATCATAAATATTATTATATGCAACACTAATAGATTTTACTTCAATATTAAAAATGTGTTTATCTGTTTTAATAAATAAGTCACCTTTATCTGTATAATTATTTATTTTTTTATTTTTAGGTCTTATTCTTAATGAATCAATATGAACATTTAAACCTTTATCTTCAAGTATTTTTTTAACTTGTAATTGATAATCGTACCCTTTTTTTAATTGATTAACAAAAGTGCTATGTCCTTTATCCCAATCCATTTATAATATACCTCGCATTACATACTGATCTAAATCATTGTCTTGTTCAAAGAAGTATTTGTAGTTTTCAATACCTTGTATAAATTTATTCTTACCACGTTCTAAAAACTCGTCTGTTACTTCAAAGATTCCAATATCACAACTGTTCTTGTCTACAACTAAAAAGGTAAACTTCGTACAGTTAAACAATTCCATATACAACCAAGCCTGTAGGTCGTAACCGTATTTGTCCGCTGACCATTTAAAAGAACTAAGGTCTGCTGTACTTTTAAGATCTATAAGATGATCACCTTTTAGTATATCAGCCTTACCTCTTATTGCTATTCCTTCCATCATTTCAATAGCTGGTACTTCAAACTCTGCTTTGTTTAGTAATTGTAATGCAGCTTCATTTCTTAGTAGCGCATCTGTTAAACGTTCTGCTGCAAACTTTTCCTTTACTAAATACACTTCACCGTGTTCTTCTTTAGCTTGCTTGTAGACGTTTGTGTTGCGTGTACTTGCCGATACAAAATGTAACTTATCTAACTTTTGTGGTTCAAGTATCATCCAATGAAACAACTTACCAGCAATCAAAGCAGGTGTTTCAGAATCGCTTCCGTACTTAATAACGTTTCTGTATGTCTTAGGGCTTTTTAAGATTGTTTTAATACTACTGCTGCTTAATGCGTGTTTACCTAAATGACCGTAGTAAAATTCATCATCGTACATTTGAGTTAATATTTCATCTTTACCCCAATGTTCACCGTTTAATAATGTAATCATAGTTTTAATGTTTCGTTTTGTTCTTGTAATCGCTTGTCTATTTCCTGCTGGCAGCGTTTGCCATAAGCATCTAAGCCTTTAGAGGCGTGCTTAGTTAATTCATCAAAAGAAAGTGATGCGTAATAAAAATCTTCGTAGTTCATATCTTATGTTTTATACTGCAATGTAATAAACATTTTATAAACACACAATGATTATTTTATTTTTTTTAGTTTTTCAATATATAACGTGGCATCCATTAGTTCTTCTTGCAGGTGGTTTAAGAACTTGTAAAACCCATCAGGGTTGTCATATAAAGTAGTATTGTATTTATCTATTCCTAACTTGCTTCTTTGGTCGTATTTTGCTTTTATACTTTCTACAATAGGATCAGTCCTATCGTTAGTTGTATTTGTATAATAACCGTTTGCTTGGCTGTAGTAGTTTATCATAAACCTAATTCTTCTTTTAATTTATACTTTTCTAATTCCTTTTCAAGTTCTTGTACTTTCTTTTCAGCTTTACTTGCCCTATCTATTGCACGTAACTTAGCTGACCTGTATTCTGCCTGTGCTTCTGAGTGATAAAGTTCGTTATGATATATACCTGTAATGTAATAGTTAATGCTAATAATAGCATCTATCATATCATCTAACTCCTTTATTGGTTTTGCCTTTTTCCACTTTAGTAAATTATTACTTATAACCTCAAAGTCTGTCAAGTACCTAATGTGTTTTAAGTTGTGTATTTTCTTTGTCATAATATTTCAGCATCTATTACAGGAAGCATTGCTACTTCTTTTTCTATTTTATTGGTGTTGCTAAAGGTAGTAGTTTTATTATGATATTGCAACTCCCACTTTGGTTCTACTAGAAACAAATTAAATCTATACACTCCATTGGGTGTAGAATTAATGTACATCGGCAAGTCAAGGTTTTCTTTTGCTTTACTAATCATTGCATCATACTTTTTCTTCTCTATTAATAAGGTATCGTAATGCTTACCCCTGCATTTTAATTCTATCCTGTGGCGTTTATCTACTGAATAACAATCCCACCTGCTTAATTGTTTACGTGCCTTTACTAAGTCAGGATAACAACAACCTTGTAGGTATTTAAATAAGTCTGATTCCTTCCAGCTTATCACAGATACTCATTATAGATTTTGCGTAACTTACTTACAGTATTATCAAAAAAACATTTGCCACAGTTAGTAGTAGGTTTGCGTTCCTTAAATATTCTATTATAAATAGCTAATACTTCTTTTTGTACAGTAGGTGTTATGGTTGTAACATTGTCATCAAAAAAGTCAGTTAGATAATTAAACTCTTGCTCATTTAAACACAAAGGCTTTACATAAGGAAAAATAGTATTTAGCTTATCCTTTCTGCTATCACAGCCACAATCTTCTCCATCAGGTGTAAATTTCTCTACAAGTTTTTTTATACCTGTGGCTTTAGTTATTTTCTCTACCGTATCACCTAACCCACTACTTTCTTTTTCGTGGTTCTTTACCCACTCTTTGTAGGCTTTAGTCCTTTTGTCTATTCCATTCATAATCTTCGTTTTTAAAATCTATATAATCTTCATTAAATACTTCCCTTAATTCTTGTTTGCACCTTTTTAAGGTGTTAAATATACTTACCCAGCTTATGTTTGTTTCTTCAGCTATTCTTCTAATTGACATATCTGTATCTCTGTACAACCTAAATAAAGTTTTGTCGTACCAACGCCAATTATCAATATGCTGGTCTATAAGCGTTATAAAATCATTGTAGCCTATTTGTTCATCCATTTCTGAAGTGTGTGGTATTTGAGTATAGTTTTCCTTATCATCAAGCCTAACCTTATTAATTTTTCTTTTAGCATTATAATAACTAAAATAGACAGACCGAAGGGCATAAAAAACATAACCCCTACTAACAATACCTTTTTTAATAATTTTTTCTTCACTTGCGTATTTATAAATTACAAGATACATTTCTTGTACCATATCTTCAGCTAAGTCAAACTCACCAAAAGAATTTATAATTTTAATCCACTCGTTATGTTGTTCGGCTACCTTGCCTAACCACTCTGCCTCTGCCATATTACGTTTACACTAATTATACCTAACAAACATTGCAAAGTATATTCTGTAACCTCTTGATTGTTTTCTTCAAATGTTTCATTGTGTACTAATGCACCTATCATAAAACCTTTTACAGGGCTAATTATTACTTCCCCATCTACTATAAATGCAATTATTAAAAACATAGAGGCTATTAGCATCAGCATTACAAACAAAGGTACTATTGGGCTTAAAAATATAGAGTTTGGATCCATTAGAATTTAATTGATTGTATTTGTTTTTTATGTAATATGTTTTGCCCCATAAATTCAAAGCCTACATTATTTAAAGACATTCTAAGGCTAATTGGTTGTTCGTATGGTGTACACCTACCACCTGTTTCGTTTTCTTTTACTTTAAGTACGTGTAAATTACTGTACATCCATTCTGTTGGATGCGAAGTATATCTGTGAATACATAGAACATCGTCTGCACGATTGCCCCATTTACCTCCACCCTCTACACCAGCTAAACCTAATGGCTGTGGTAAGTTTTCGTATTCGTGTCCTTTTTGATGTGTGCGTCTTAATGACTCTGTAACACCGTGTGCGTTTAAAAAAACAGTTACGTTTTTCTTTTTAGCAAATAACCTAAACTCGCTACTAACCTGATAGTCATACTCGTGTCCCCCTACTGCTCTTAATAGCTGATGATCTTTAGCTAAACTATTATAAGGGTCTATAAGTAAACCATTATAATCCCAAGCATCTTTTACTGCATTTGCTTCTTTTAGTAAATCCTTGTAGGTGTATAAATCCTCTACATCTATAATCTTAAAATGTTTATCACACCATACTACAGCCTCTGCTATTTGTTTTTCTTCAGCTTCGTGTATTGGTTTGCCCATTTTAAATTCTATAATCTTTCTTACTATACTCTGTGGTGTGTTTTCGCTTGACCATATTAAGAACTTTAAATTATGTTTCATAGCGTACACCGTTAACAGGTAACATATAACAGTAGTTTTTCCTACGTTTGCGTGTCCTATTAAAAGGTTAAAATTGCCCTGCTTATATCGTATGTACTCGTCAATCTCTGGGATGTCTATACCTAAGCCTTCTTTAACCCTGCCATACTTTATATCAAGTATCTTGTTTTGTATTGTTTTAGTTTGTGCTATCATCTAATATCGTTAGTTTTTAGTCCATATTTTTTATATTCCTTATGTGTGTTTCTTGTTTGTCCTTCGTATTCATAACCTAATATAGGATTTACCTTGTAATTCCAAAAGTCATCAGGCATTTTTTCTCCAAATTTTAAGCGTTTTAATGGCATAAAAAAAGGGGGTGTTACCCCCCTCATTATTAAAATGGTAAATCTACTTCTTGTCTTTGTGGGTTTTGTTCTGTGTTTGTAACCTCGTTACGTTCTGCTATTTTAATTTCTCCACCTATCCATCGTACAGAACCGTTACCTAAACTGTTTGCTTTTTGTTTAGCTTCACGTTCTTCTTTACTTTGGCTTTGTGTAATCCATATATTGTTTCCATACTGTGATTCATTTTGTACCATCATAGTAAGGTTTAAATATTGGTTTCCGTTCTTAGCAGTTACTATCTTTGTTTTGTCTATCGCTGATAGGTTGATACTGCCTGATAAAATTGCTACATTCTTTTTTTCCATAAATTTTGATTTTATACTCTTTGTTATTAATTTTAGTTTTGTAATATATACTTTTAATTTTACACCCTTGCAAGTTCATCTTGTATTTTTTTGCTGACCTTGTATTTAGATTTTATACTATCTAAATCACCTCCACCTTTTAGATATTCAATAGCCTTACTGTATTCAGGTGTGTTTTGATTTAACCATCTTTTATCATCTGTAATAGTAGATGTGCTACTTGCTAAATTACCATCGTCATCTTCTGCTTGTAAGCCTAATAAACTTGCAAGTGTATATCTACGATAGTAAGTTATAGCAGAACCTAATTTCTGTGGATCGTTAATATCTGGCAAAGTAAGACTGCTGTCTACACTACCTCCGTTGTCAATGCAAATAATTCTGCTTGTAACCATATTATCCATTATAGGCTGAACTAATAAAAGTTTGTGTTTAGCTAATAATGGGTTTAGTTGTTTAATAAGTGAATTTATATCAAAATACTTTGACTTGTAAAATGGGTTACTTGCATCTTTACTTACTGCACCTATTTCCTGCTGTAGTTTAAACAGCTTATTGTAGATGTTAGTTTCTGTCTTTGCCATAATAAATACCGTTTTGAATGTTTAACTGTCTTTTAAGTAACTTGTTTTCGTGTTGTAGTTCTTTGACCTTGCCAAAAAGTTCTACTTTGTTTAAATGTTCCATATTGTAAATATACAATTTTTTTTTTAAACGAAAAAAGGGCAGCTATTAACCACCCTTTTAGAAACAATAAAACAATAAAACTAAACAAGTCTTTTAAGTTCTATACTATAACGATCTATCATCTCCTGTAGATCATCATTACTAAACTTAACAATTTTGTTACTCTGTAAATATAACTCATTTGAAAGTTCTGAACCTAAATAAATTGAATATTTATATTGCTCACCACTTTTAAACATATTGCATCCTACACATTGAGGCTTTACGTTTCTTATATCCCACCTTGTAGAGTAATGTTTTCTTGACATAAAATGACCAGCCTGTATGCTGCCATCTTTCCAATGTCCTTTTTTACCACACGTTACACAAGTACAATAACCGTTTTTATCAGCACTACTAACCCTAACAAATTGACTAAATAATATATCAAGTTTTTTAACCAGCTTACTACGTGTAGGTTTTTTACGTTTAGCCATCTAAATGGTTAATTAATAATTTACCTGTAGGCTCATCAATACCTTTTATTTGTTTGTATATGAATTTACTATCAGATTTTACTTTGTTTTTTTCTGTTTTAGTAGAATCAGAACCTAAGTTAGTATATTGGTTTGCGTCAAGTTCTAACAAGTAATCTGTTCTTTCTTTAATAGATAATGCAAAGTCTGCTGCTATTTTTTGTGCTAAGTTTCTAATAGTTAAATCTTCAGTCATAGTATTTATATATATATTGGTTAAATTTATATTCCCACTACCCACCAAAGTTACACGTTTTTTTTTAAATAATAAATGTTTTGTTTATAACATTTAATTACTTTCCTTGTCCACGATAAACCTTATGGTAATTTTTACTTGATTTTAAGCTACTTGATTTACTTTTGGCGTGTATGCCTTTACGCTTTTTTTTAGGCTTTTTATAATAGGATGCAATTTCTTGTTTAGCCATTACTGATGTTTGTTATTACCAAATACTTTTTCCACTCCTCTTGATCCAAAATATCCACCAATAACAATAGTAAGCAAACCTGTAATCTCATCTAATGGATAACCCATATACCACCCTACTACATAACTTGTAGTTAAAAATATTAAAACTAATGGCCTTACATTACTTGCTAACCAAGTTCCTGATCTGGCATCTGCCACCCACCTCTTAGTAACACCATCCATTTCAGAGCGTTCTAAGCGTAGTTTTTCTAATGCCACTTGTTTGTCTGCCTCAGACATTTCAGAACCTCCTATAATAGCTTCTATAACGCTTCCTACAGGTGTATCTTGTGCTATTGCACCTACTACTTTTGGTATTTTTTTAAGTAGGAAAGAACCTACTGCTGTATCTCTAAACTTTTTTTTACCTGACATTTACAATCTCGTTGTATAGTATTTGTGCTAATTTAACTTCGTGTGCATTATCTACGCAAACATCTTTAGTTATTTCTTTAAACCTTGTCAGGCTTTTTTCTCTTGCACTTGCACAACTCATCATCGTTGCAACAAGCATTATTGTTATGTACTTCATTGTGTGTGTTTGTTTGTGCAATATGTATTTCAATAATTGCGTTTGTTAGTTTGTCTATACTTTTGCGTATTTCTTTTAATTCGTTACGCAATCCGTTAGCCTTAACTTTTACTTCACTCATTTAATAATGTGTTTCCTACTGTATTAGTACGTCCAGATAACGTTGGGGGATTTAGTTTCATCTGAGTCAACGTGAACAAATCCTTTTGCGATACCCAATCTATTGAACCCTGCATCCTGTAGGGCTGTAATAATAATCCATCTTTCACGTGAATTTGTGTAGGCAATATCGGCTGCTTTACCAACAAGGTGCGAGGATTTAATTGGTTCTTTTCCCAATTTCTTATAGATGGCATTGTTATGTTCTTTTGTCCTGTACCCACTATTGATTTTAAAACTAATCCCTGCGATTTCACGTGCCAAGTCCAACTTTTGCAAGAAATTACTATCCATATTAACCCCACTATTAGGTAGCGTTGGGCAAGAAAATTCTTCAATATTAAAATATTTAAGATCCATTTTTACACTTACATTTTTTGTCATCACAATCTATCGCTTTGTTTAAAAGCAAACGGTCTATTGTATCGTCTTGTACCTTTATAAGCATACCTTCAAGCGTATCTTTAGCCTGTACGAGCATCTCTATTTTCATTTCTAAGTTGCTTATCTTCTTTTTAGCAGAATCTAATTCATCACCATTTCTACCTGTGATACTCGCTATGACCATTGCTATAGATGCAGCAATCATTCCAATGAGAGTATTTACTATTTGAGCGTTTTCTTTAGGAATTTGATATTTTGATAGATATAATAATATCAAAACAACTAAAAAGAACACTAG